TCTGAACCCAATAAGGTAGTTCCAATACCAACAACTGATTCACCAACTGCAAATCCACTTCCAGCAACATTTGTGACTTTGAGTATTCTATCATCACTATCCCAATCAGCAACAAATGCTGTTGTTCCTGTTGATACTCCTCTAACAATTTCTTTAAACACATAATTTCCAGTTGCTAATCCAGCTCTTGCTGGTGGGTCAATTGTTAAAGTTGGAGTTGCAGTATACCCAACACCAGCAAATGTATATCTAATTGAAGCGACTTGACCAAGAGTATTAACAATCGCAACTGCCTGTGCAGTTGATCCAATACCAATATTCGTATCTAATCCAACAGGATTTATTGTAACGTTCGGAACAATAGCATAACTCGCACCAGGATTGGTAATGGTTGGTGTTGAGAGTGTTCCCTCTGCTATGATTGCAGTTGCAGCAGCACCAGTTCCAAATACATTTTGACTTCGAATCGTTACTGTTGGAGTAATTGTATATCCAAAACCAGGATTAGTTATTTCAATGTGGTCTATTGATTGGCCAGTTTGCCCACTTCGACTTGTCATAATCGCAACAGCAGTTGCGTTGAATCCTGCACTTGGTGCTGAAGATATACCGATTAGTGGTGGAAGTGTATATCCAGTTCCATCATTAATTAAGTCAATTTTAGTAACTGCCTTACCAACATTAATATTACCTGCATTTTTAGATAATTGAACTGTTGCAGTTGCAGTAGAAGCAGCAATACTCACCATACTTAATCTTGTAGTAAATCCAAATTCAACAGCTGCCTTATCTACTTCTTCAATTCCAACATCAATATTTTCATCAAGAGCATAATCCATTACCTCACAACTGAGAGTATAAACATAAAGATTGTTTAACTGATAAAATGGTTTTTTACCCTCCACATATTTGATTTCAAACATTGTATTATCGAGAGGGAAATAAATTAAATCTCCTTCCTCTGGTCTTGATGCTAATTCTATATTACTATCTGCGTTTAAAAATGGGCTAATAAAATCTTCATACCTTTCTTTTGATACTACAAACGTGACTGCATCCGTAGTTTGCACTCCAAATTTTTGTAAAATATCTCCGTTTCCTTCAAATCCCTGATAATTTAATAGATATGCTTCCATACGATAAGCATCATCAAATGTAGAGGCTACAACCTCTTTCATAATTGTTTTTTTGTTTATAATTTTACGAGGAAGATAAACTATGTCTTGCCCATAAATTTTTAACTGTTCATTAATAAGATCTTGAACTAATCTCTGTTCACTTGAAGACCCTTGTAAAAAATACGGAGAAAGTGGCATGGCATCATCCTATAAAATCAAGTGGTGGTAATTCGTATTCCGTCTTGAGTGTGTTTTCTAATTCTTCTAGTTCTCGAATTGCGTCTTCATATATCTGCCTTCCATTTAACTGAACTCCACCAGGTAACATTACTCCTTGGAATTTAATTAAGTTCATTCCCCATTGCTTCTTAATTAGTGATGTTGCATATTTTTTCAACCAAAAATCATTATAAACTTTACTTGCATCTGATGGATCTAAAAGACGATAACCATCAATAATGATAAATTTATCATCAGACATTTGTTCAAAATCTATATCTAAATATAATCTTCCTCTTTTTTTATTAAATCTTATTTGGGTATCTGGTGTGATAATTCGACTTAAATCTTCAAGATAAGTCTTTGTCATCGTATAGTTTAATAAATCAAGTGCACCATAATAGTAAAGATCATTTAAAAATATTTGATATTTAAGATTAAACAAGCCACTGGATATTGTACTATTATCCATCTTCAAAACTCTTTCTACACCTATTACATGATCTGGTAATTGTATGAAGTTTTGATCTTCTTCAAAAGTACTTGTAGTTATACCAACTGTAGAAGTTGCAGTGGTAGTAGTAATTCCAGTTCTTAATGTTTCTCTATTTTCTTTTGTAATTTTATGTTTTAGAAGCATTCTCTCAACACCGTCAAAATGACGTTCTTGAAAATACTGAAGTGCATCATCTATTAAGTCTTCAATTTGATCTTCATCCACATTAACTTCCAGCACAGGATAACCTAGTCTTCTTAGGCAGTAATCAATTAGTTCCTGTCTAGTGGATGGCTTACTCATTTTTTAATTCCCCTTTTAGGACTTTGTAATTCATCAAATTTTTGCTTTAAATCCATGTAATCTTTTGTCATGGATTCCATTTTTGCCTCTAATAATATATTTTGATTAACTAATGTTGATAATTTCTTATGGTAATGATTAATCAAAATATTCACATCAACTTCACTGTTCATAGTATCAGAATTGACCTCCATCAATCGTTGTTGTCCACTTCGGTATGCCACTGGCATCCGTTGTGAGTATAAAGTTTGAGGTAGTTATACCAGCAGTAGTACCAGCTGCACCAACCATCTTACCAGTAGTATCGAAATAAATGATTCCGTTACCAGCTGTTGAATAATCTCCACTTTGAAAATATATTCCTTTTATATCTAGGAAACCTTTTGTACCACTAATAACATTACCAGTATTTGTAGCATCAGGAATGTATGTAAATGATCTTTCGGGTGCATTACTATTTTCACCTGTGCTGTCATTAAATCCGAAGAATCCAGTCTTGTTGTTACCCACTCCAGTGCTTGTATTATAATTAAAAGTGATACCACGATC